TTAGAACCAACCTCTACACGCATTATAGCTTCTACTTGGTCTATATCCATAGCTTTAGCAGCGTTAAGTGCATCTATTTGCAATTCAATTACATCAAGTTCATCAGAAGCTTCTTCAGCAGCGCTAAACTCAGCGTATATTCTATTTTTTAAAGGGTGGTATATTGAAAGTAATTTTTGTAGGTTTTGTAATTGTTTAGGAACCGTTAACGATCCTTCTTTAAACATAATATGACCTAAAGTTACTTCACCTTTTTGCTCATCAACAAGCGGTGAGTCTTGGTTTGTTGCGTATCTAATCTCTCTTTGTTTACCTGTTTCCTGATCAAAATACAATAGTGAGTGTTTTCTAGTGTGTCTACCTGGAATCTTAAGAGTTAAAGGAGATTTATTACCTAATAAGTAATAAACGCGATCTTTAATTTCCCAACTAGGTTTAGCTGGTTCTTTATTTATTGCTGTATTTACAGTCTTTTCTTGTTGCGGTGTTTCAATAACATTATCCGCGATTTTAGCTTCTTTAGCCATGATATAATAAAATTAAATAATTAAAAAAAAATAAACCCCGCCCGTAGACGGGGATTATCACTAAAGTTGAATCATTAGATTCCTTTGAATAGTACAAAGTTGTTAGCACCTTGAGTTACCAAACATCTTTCAGATAGGAAGTTTACTTCCATTGCATCAAGAGTTGAGGTAAAAGCACCACCGGCAGAACCAGTTAACCAAGACTTCATACGACGATCGTCACTTTCAGAAGCTCTATATCGTACGTGTAAGAACGGACGACGGATGTTAGTTCCTAGAATCTGATCGTAAACTGTAGAAGTTCCAGCAGGAACTAATACACCTTCGATTGAATTGATTCCTGAAACACCACCACGAGTAGAAGCGTCATTTAAGTATTTCCAATCAGTCTTATAGAAATCGTAAGAACCACGACGGAATCCAGAGAATCCAAGGTTCAATGCCATTTCTTCAGAGTTTTCGAAAAGACCAAAAGCAGTACCACCAGCAGAACCAGCAGAAATAGCAGATAGCATATCATCAAAATCTAATGAAGTTTGACGTTGTAAAAACAACATGTTTTCTTCAATAGCTCCTTGAGTATCTAGGTTTTTAAGAATGTTATCAAACTCATCTAGTCCGTTAGCAGCAGTAAATCCTACTTCTACGTTACCACGAGCTTGAATAGCAGCGAATAAACCTTCAGTACCAGGTACAACACCTTGACCTACACCAGCGCCAGCGCCGATTTGGCTATACTCACCTTCAATCAATGCCATCTCTAAGTAATCTTCAAAACGCAAGCGAGTTTCAGATTCAGCTTTTAGATACCATAGGTAACCAGAAGTACCGTCTTCAGTAGCAACTTCAACCCAACCAATCTGAGCCATGTCAGATCCACTAACTACATACTGATCTCTAATAATGATCGGAGAGTTAGAAAATTGAGTTAGTTGAGGAGTTACAGAAATACGTGGCTGTGTTCCAGCTGCAACAGTACCACCATTTTGCATGCTAGTTCCTTTTGCATAAGCAGAACCATATACAAATACCTTGATACTACCAGAAGTTAATCCAGCACCACCAACAGTTCCGTCCCAGTTAGCAACTGTAATAGAACCATTAGCACCACCAACAACAGCTGGTACAGAAGCAGTAACAATACCTTTTTGCTCAGCACCTGTTACTGTGTCTAGAATTACTACTGTATCATTTACAGAAATAACATTTTGCAATGTAGCAGCACCTGCAGCAGGAGCAACTTCAATTACACCTGCATTTAGAATACAGTTATCATAAGCGATGTGCAAACGGTTTTGTTCAGACCAAATAACTTGATCAGAAGTCATTGGCATTTCAGCGCCAACCATACGTAAGAATCCAGATAGTGTACGATTACCGTAACGCTCTACTTCTTGTTCATAAATCTCAGGTAAATACTGTTGTGCAAAATCTGCACCAGCGCCTGTGTTAAATTGTAAGTAGTTTGTAGCCAACAACTGTTGAGTTGAAGAAGGTACTAAACTACCGAATTGTGGAGTTAAAGCCATAATTATAATTTTTGTTAGTTAAATTTTTTTGTTTTGATTTTTAATTTTGAAGAATCAATACCACTAACTGCTTTTACTTTTAATCCTCCAATATAAACATCACCAGAAGCTGTTTGCCTAGGTTCTGTACTTATATTTTTAGATTTAGCCATAACATCTTTAACAGCGTCAGCTTTGCCTTGCTCGTAAAAATGTTGTGCTATAGTATCAGCATTTCGCGCTGCGTATAAAGCCTTGTGGTAACCTTTAGCATCTTGTATTTCTCCTTTATCATTTAAGAACGTCTTAATAAAATTTGAAATATCAGATTGTTGCTCGCCTACCTGTGATGGGTTTTTAACACCATATCTAAACTTTTTATCACTAACATTGAAATCAAAACCTTTAAAATCATCGTTTAGTAATTGTTTAGTTTTTTGTTTAAAAACTTCATGCTTGGCTGAATTTGCTTTTTGCTCTTCATTGTATCGGGTGAAAAAGTCTGTAGCTTTTTTCTGCTCTTGGGTTACGCCTGGTCTCAACTTGATCTCATCGTAATACTTACCTTTTAAGCTTTCTAAAAAGTCTTTAGCTTTTGCAGCCTCCTCTTTAAACGCAATTTTCTTTTTGCGTATATCTTTTGGTTCATCTATATCCTCATCAAAATCAAAGTCTTCTAATAAAAGACTTACATCTTCAGAATCTAAATGTGGTTTAGTTTGTTTATAATACTCACGTATTAAAGTGGTGTTATCAACATTGGTATAATCTGCATTAAGTCTAACATAGTCTTGTACAGTTCCACCAGTTTCTTCCATAAAAGAAACTAGTTTTTCAATATTTTCTGGTAAAACTCTTTGTTCTTGTATAGCTTGCTCTATTTCATTAGCTACTTCTTCTTGAGCAGCATCTTCTTCATCTTCTATAATAGATAATGGAGATACTACTTCTTCGTCGGAGTTCCGTACTTCTTCAACCACTTTTTCGCTGTCGCTACTGTTTGTGGGTTCTTTGATAACAACATCGCTATCATTTGTCTCTTGTGTTTGAACGGCATTTTCTTCTTCGTTTGGTACCACTACTTTGGTAACGTTTGATTCTACTTCTACTAAAGGTTCTTTCATGTTAACTTTAATAGGTTCGCCTTTGTTTTCACCTAAATTCTTAGGCTTTGAAGGAGTTTTTATTTTAAACTCTCCTTCTTGTTTTACTTGTTCTGACATAATATAATAATATAAAATTAATGGGATTTATTTTCAACGAGGCTCAAACTGTTCAAGTCCAAACCCTCCTAACGAGTCAAATCCTGATGACTCAAAGTTTTTAGGCAGTTCATCGTTTTGACGCTGTGAAATCATTTCTGATTGTTGTGTGCCTATAATTCTAGCACGCTCGTCTTTACGATCTTCTATATCTTGCTCTTTTTGTTTTTCAACACTAGCTCTTGCTTGAGATAATTGTAAATTATATTGAAACTCTTGCTCCATAAGCTGACGCTTAATTTGAGCTTCCATTTCCATTTTTTGAATATCAAATTGAGACTTACCTTGTTCTAATTGTAATTTACTTTCCGTAAGCGCTTGTTGTTTCTGAACCTCAGCCATAGCTGCTCTTTCAGAAGCTTCTGCATTAGCTTGGGCTTGCGCTTGAATATTAATTAAATTAGCTTGTTGTTTTTCTTGATTTCTTATTTTTTGTCTATACTTTAAGAATTGATTTGCTAATTTTAAATTTTTTATTTCTCTAATATCAATAGCATCTGATAATTCTATTGATTGAGTTTGTAAAGCTATTTGTATATTTTGCTCTAGTTTATTTTTTTCTTCTTCTTCAGGTTCTAGCTCTAAGAATATACCAAACTCATGCATTGATAAGTCATCTAATTCTTCTAATGTAGCAACGTTAAAAGTATTTATAGATTTTAACAAAGCGTTTTTCGTCAAAGGAAAAGCCATCATATCAGCTAATCTAAGACTTATATTTTCAGAAGTACGTATTGTTAAATACATTAACGATTGTAGTATATGCTTTGTGGCTGTATTAGAAGCTGCTGCTGCTAGTTTTTGTAATCCAACTAATGAATCTTTAGCAGGTTGACTACCGTCTCTAGCCTCATTAAGCCCGGTTACGTCTCTAATCATCTGAAGATAATATTGATACGTTTGTATAAGAGCTTGTATTTTAGCCATACCAGACGATGTCTGTAATTCTTGAATTGGTACTTTACCTCTATTAGGATCACCATCTTGAGTTAAACTTCTACCTACAATACTACCAGTTTGAAAATACATATTCAACGCTTCTGCTGGATTGTAGTTTGTTCCATTACCAAGATCAACTTCTGCTAAGCCATCTACATCTACATAAACACCATCAGGCACCATACGTGCTAAAACCTGTTGTATTTTTAAATGCGTAAGCTGTATCATATCAGCAAAACCTATACACTTACTTACGACTGATTCTATACGACCTTTATACATTCTAGGCGCAGACAAACTATAGTTCATTTGTACCTTAGTTTGATCGCTGTAAGGTCTAGTCATGTTTTCAGCTAATTTCCACTCAAGCATTTTTTCATGCCCTAGTATCTTAGCACCACTATATAAAACTTCAATAGCTCTATGTACTCTTTCAAAGTTATCGTTTTCCGGTGGATCAAAAGTATCAGGCTTTTCTAAAGCTTTTTCAAGACCTTGATCTGTTTGTTTAATTTTAAATACTTGATTTTGGTATGTCTTATATTCAAAATAAAGAACTTGAATTAAATTAGAATCATAATCCCAATTATAAAAGTTATTTCTATAGTTAGAATTACCTGGATATTTTTGTATTTCCTCTAATTCTGAATCTGTTAAATTTGGAAATTGTTTTTTAATCTCTTCTAAAGATAAACTTTTAACCTCACCTACATAATAAATGTCTTCAAAATTAGGATCTTCAGTGTAAGAATAAACAATACTAGCTGGATCTACATAATCAACCGTAATACCATTAGCTAAATTAAAGCTTGTTTTTACAGCTGATATACCTAATACAGTTAAATCATAAGCTAAACGCTTTTTTGTCTCTTCATACTTATTATAATCAAAGACATTATTAATAGCTTCTTCTTCTGCTATTTCAATACTTTGTTTATAATTCAACTGAAGATATAGATCTAATTCTTCAACGTTGTCTGGTAATTTAGAAGGATCGTCACTAGCGTAAAGATCTCTTCCTAGTGCTTGACCTAGTTGTTCTATTTTTTCTTTTTGTCTAATATCTCTTAATGCTCTATTAGCAAAATCAGTTCGTTTTTTAATAGCGTAAGGATCTGAAGCAAAAGATTTTATTCTATAACCTTTATCAGTCATACCGTTTACAACAATATCTACGAACTTAGATAAAACAGCCACTGGCTTCCAGTCTAAGTTTAAATAAGACAAATCACCATTTATAGATAATTCATCTTTGTATTTAGCTACAGATTGTTCTCCTCTTGCGTAGAGTTTTAAATCGTTAAAAAGTCTCCAATTGTTTCCAAATCTTCCACCATTTCCTGTTCCTCTGTCACCTCTAAACCATTCGCCTTCTATAGCTCTTGCTACAGATAAACCATATTCATAAGTCTCTTTTTCTGCGTCTGGTACTACCTGACTTGGAAAAGTGCTGCTAGAATTAGTATAAATCATCTATTTTATTATTTTTGAAATACTACCTTTGTTATCAAACTTCTTGAAACCTAAAGGAAAACTATTTTTTTTAACTACGTTTGTAGGCGTATACCTATGCTTGTTGCAAGCCATAAGCGCTAAACCAGAACTTATTGAAGCATCGTGCTTTGTTCTATTATTTATATTAAACTGCGACCAATCTTCTAATGTTTCTTGAAAATACATATCTCCATATGATGTTTCTTTCAAACCTACATATTCTTCAATATAAGACTCGATAGCAGCAGCGTGTGCTTGCTTAATATCTTCTGATGAGTTAGGTATTCCACCTATCTCTCTTTCTGTTACAGATAATTTTAACTTATCTGGTCTGTTCATAGAAAAAGCTCTATAACCTCTACGTTTTAAATAATACAAAAGCCTTGGCTTGTTATTTTCTGCTAATATTGGCATACCATAAAAATGTAACGCCATTAAAACATCTTCAAAAAATATCTCAGCAGTTTGTGGTCTAGATATATATTCTAAAAAAAACATATTAGCAGGTACGTTTTCCATGCTAAATTTAGTAAGGCCATGTAAAGATCCATTAGAACCTCTATTATCTACAGTTCCTGATATATCATAAGAGTCACACCCAAAAGCACCACAATGCTCATTACCCGGGTATTTAACTCCATTCTTTATTATTACACGATTTTGTAATTCTGCAGGTGGAACCCATGATATTAAAAATCTACCATTTTTATTAGGCATAAATTGAACAAGAGTATCTTGATTTCCACCTTGCCATATAAAATTACCTCTAGTAAGTAGTTTTTCGTTATCAAGCTCTTCGTTATAATCTATCTGTTCGTATATTTTAGTTAGATTAAATAAAGATTCTTTTGTTTCGTCCCTAAACGCGTGTTGTTCTGTTCTAGGAAATTGACGATAATATTCGTTTAAACTGTCTTGATCGTTTTTTAAACCTTCAACTTCATTTTCCCAATGGTTTATAACACCTACTTCAATTTGTGATCCATCCGCGCCTTTGATTGGTTTTTTTGGCGTGTCGAATACAGGTATTCCATAAGTATCAATGAATCCTTCGTAGTTCCATTCCATAGGTATGAACAAAGAATATAATCCTGAGCCAGTCTGTCCGTTGCGGTTTCTTTTTGTAACATCTGATGCATTATACAGTTTTTTAAAGTTTCCTCCGCCTTTTTCTAAAGCATTTGAAGTTGAACCCATTAAACATTTACCAACAATTCTAGAACCAAGTCTTAATGTTGTTTTAGTTACACGCCAGTTATTTAATATGTTATCAGGTCTTTCCCATTTTCCACTTTCATCGTGTACTAATAGTTTTAACTTTTCACCATCATAACTGTTGTCACCTGTATTTTTCCAATCAATAGTAGTATCAAGTCCTTCAACTTCTTCTTCAACTTGACCTTCATTAAGTTTCTTTCTTGTTAATTTTGAAGCAGGTACTCTGTAAGCGAGTTCGGTTTTGGG